ATAATTAATTCTCTTATCCGTCCTGATACAAAACATTTACCATTTGCTAATCTATACATGTACGTACGATCAATATAAATAGCATTAGCCAAATCTAACAGTGTCATATTATGTGCTAATAAATATTTATCTAAACCTTCACGATTTATAAGTACTTTTATTTTTTTCATTCACAAAACCTCTTCTTTAAATCTTAAATTCAAGTTGCTTTGTATGTTCACCTTTGAAGTCATTAATACGCTTCTTAGCAATAGCAATATACCATTCTTTATCTAAATGAGGGGGTGTTTTTTTCTGAGCAATATTTTTGTTATCAATAAAACATTTATTAGGTGTATAACCAATCTTCTCAGGTTTATCATTTTTAACTTTCATCAATGCTTTATCGCTGTTATCTTTAGAAGCAAACACTCTAAATACTCTTTCATTCATCACTTTATGACCATACAAAGCGTGTTTGTATTTCCCACTCACTTTAACTATCTTTTGAAATGGAATAAGTTCATCACATTCACGAATAGTTTTCTCAACGGGTATGTTTTTAATAAAGTAATTCACAACTGCTTTATTAACTATTGGTAAATCATTGTCTAGGTCATTTAGTTTCTTAACATAAGTTCCTTTTGATTTATAAATATTCTTTCTATCGTTAACCAAAATATAGTTATTCACATCTTTCTGAATAACATGTGTAAAATGGTCGAATTCAAGTTCCATGTGTGTACGTTCTTCCCACTCAAAACAAATATCATCAATTAATTCAAAATCATTTAAACTACTCATTTTAATTAAAATACCGTCTGTATTACTTTGAATAATTTCACAGTGTGCCTCTAATTTTTCTATTAAATCTAATAGAAATAGCATTCCTGCGATACAAACATTATTCGCTTGTCTAGGATCATATAACCCGTTATATTTATCTTTCATCGCTCCATAAGTACTATTAAGTACGATTTTAAAAGGTGCTTGTCTTCTATCTTTTTTAGCTTTCAATTCTAGGCGTTTATCTCGTATTTGACGGTACTTCTTCTTATTAGGTACATTTCTACTCAAGTAGTCGTATTCAATCATTAGAGCAGGATAATATGAAGCTACATCTACATTTAAAAAATAACCATTTGCAAAGTAATTCTTTCTTGCGCCATGTAATCCTCCCCATGCAAATTCATGAGGCACTCCAGCAATAGTTGTTTTTAGTGATTTATCATAATCTCTTGTGGTTTCATAAAATGTAACGACTTCTCTATACTTATTTATTTTCAAGTTATTAGGAATTGAGAATTCCATTTCATCATCACGATTCACTTTTGGTTGTTTAGCATCTAGTATTATTGCACTTAATTGAGCTTTTGTTTTACTAATATTTTTCATAGGTAAATCAAAAGTTTGTATTAAAGCAACATGTGATTGGAATTCTTCAAAACGTTTCATAAAAACTTGAATAGTTTGTTGTACATCGTGTTTACAATATTTAACAACTTCAGTTAACTGTTCATGCGTAAGTTTCTTTCTAATATTAAAGTCAACACTAGTTTCTCTAATATCATTGCCCATAAAACCCTCTAATTGTTTAAGGGAATGAAAACTAGTTTGAACATCATAATTTAGCAATTTAATTTTGTGTAACAGTCGTGAGAATTCCCAACCTTTTTTCTTTTGTACAATTATAAAATCGTTTATTTCTTTAGGATTAAAACCGGATAATATACCTTTTAATATCCATTGATCATAATCCCTGCTATTGTAACCAATCCAAAAATCGCCTTTATGAATTTTATAAAACTGTTCTAATTCTTCTTTATCATTAATAATCACATGTGTTTCTTTAGTTTCTGAATCAATAATCACAACTAACCAATCGTATTTAAATACTTCAAAATCATAAAATAGTATTGTAATCACGCTCCTTTTATAGAGATAGCCCGACGTTAATCGGGCTATTTCATTTTGATTACTCTACGTCAAAAACTTCAGTTATTTTATATTGTTGATATCCTTTTTTATCAGTAGTAATTTCTAGTGCAAATTCTGCTTCGACAAGTTCTTCAGCTAAATCTAGTACTAAATCATTGTATTGTTTGAAACCTTTAAAAAATACTCTACTCTCATCGTCTTCAGCTAAATCGAGTAAACTACGTAAAAACACATTATTTTTATGTACTTGGAAACCAATTGCCTTTTCATTCTTTGGTTGCATTACACCGTTATACCAAATCTTATTATCTGCGAATTCCCCTTCTAAAATTACAAATGTAATTGTTAACATTGGATCGCCATTTTTACTTGTTTTAAGTACCATATCTTCTAAAGCTACTTCATATTCGCCATCAGGAATATCAGGAAAATCATTCTTTTTAGCATCTTCCACTGCACTTTTAATTTCTTCACTATCTACTTGTTTATCAAATTTATCCCAGTTAATTGTTTCAGTCATAGTTAATTCATTCCTTTACTAGTTGTTATTCTTGTTGATTTTGTATAAATATTATTCGTAAGCCATAATGTCTTTAGGTGTGTTGTAAGTAAATTTGAGTGTAACTACAAAATACTCACCGTATTTGTTGGTTTTACTATCAATTTTTTGTGATGTTAAGTTGCTTTTTTCTTCTTCTCTTGCTTGTTCAATAATTCGTTCTGCCTCATTTCTAGTTGTTGCAAAATGTTGTTCAGTTGTGTTTAATTCCTTTTTCATTTCAATCACTCCAATTTATTATTCAGTTTTTTTACGTCTACTTCTACGAGTACGTTTTGGTTTTTCATCTAATGTTTCTTCTTTTTCTTCAGCTTTAGCTTCTTCTACTGCTTCTTTAGTTGATGATTTTCTTTTTCTCGTTTTTCTTTTAGGCTCTTCAATCATTTCTTCTTTATCGGTAATTGCTTCGCCTGGTGGTACCTCTTCAGTATCTTTAGTTTCTTCTTTAACAGTTTGTTTTACTGATTTATCTTCTTTAATTTCTTCTTTTATTAGTTTAGTTTTAGCAGTGATTTTTGCATGTGATGCCTTTTGAGCATTTATTAATTCTTGAATAAATTCATCTTTACTTAATTCACATGTATCATTTAAGAAGTTAAATCGACCACCACCGAACACATTGCGTTGTTTAGATAGTTGAAGTAGTCTTACACCGTCACTATTCATAAATGCACGAATTGTTAAGTCTACTGTGCCTGTTGTAAAATTGGCAGTTTTATCATCAATATTAGGTATAAAGTTTGTACGTACTGCCCCACCTTTTAGAGTTGTTTCTGATTTAACTTCTTTACTGATATAAATAATTTGGTAACCCAAATTTTTAAGTCGTTTGATAGCATTGTTAAATTCTGTTTTAACCATTGCCCAACCTTTACCATATCCACCGTCAGACTCGTGTTCCCACCCGTTCTTATCGAATACATAAATACGACAGTGTTCTCTTAAATCTTCAAATAAATCAATAGCTATTGCTTTAAAACCACTATCTTTATCTGTTTCTAGTTCACTTACTACATTTAAAAATTGTTCCCATGCAAATGTACGTTTAGTAATGCGTCCCTCTTTTACTACTTCATCTTTAATATTAATAACTGGCGATGTAGTATTATCTGTGTTTCCGTCAGTGTTTAAAAATAGCAAATCGTCAAATTGATCTACAAATGTTGATTTTCCTACATATGAATCTCCGTATATCCAAAAGTCAGGTCGTTCATCAATTTTCTTTTCTCGTCTTATATTTTTAGGTAATGTCATTATTAATTCTCCTTTATCATCTCTTAGTTGTTCTAAATACTCTGGTGCAAATCTAGGATTACATGCAAAACATTCATCGTTAGGGTTTTTAATCCAGTTAAAAGTTTTTTCTTGAATAGCTTTTTTAATTTCTTTACATTCATTTAAGAAATAGATAATTTCCATTTCTTGAGGCTCTATTTTTAAACATGTAGTTTTAAGCTTTCTCATAGTTACATTTAATCTTTTTCTAAATTGTATTAAGTCTTCATCTTTCTTTTGTCTAATGCTTGTTTTAGGTAAGAATAAATAGCCCATTGCTATAACGTTATATCCCTCTTGTTCAAGATAGTACTTATATATTTGTAATTGAGGTGATTCTTTATATTTTTCAATCGCATTACTATATTTAAAGTCAATGATTGCAATATCATTCTTACCTTTTCTTTTTACGATTAAATCGACAAAACCAATAAATTCAGGTTTATTTATTTCATACTCATGTATAAATTCATAACCACCAGTGAAGCTAAATCTGTTATTAACATCACTTAACCATTCTTCAGCTTTTTCTAAATTATGTTCTAACTTAATGGCTTCATTAATCACATCATTAGTCACTAGTGGAAAAGCGTTATAAAACTCTTTCAGCATGGCTTTTTTACCTTTTTCTATTCCAGTGTGTAGTGCATGACCTATTATTAATGGACTGTTTGCATCATAATTTGGTAATTCTGTAAGCCTATCGATATAGCGTAATTTGAAGTGGTATGGACAACGTTTAAACAAATCTACTCTTGAATAACTGAATTGCATTAAAACCACGTCCTTTTCCATTCTTCAAAATCTTTCGGACGTAAAACATAAGCTTCTCCACCTGCTAACTTGATTTGTTTCATTCTCTCTTTTTGAATACCTCTCACAACACCAGTATTTGTTTTAAGTTCTATGCCATGAAATACACCATTAATACAAGCCAGTACATCAGGTATACCGTTAACAGTAAATTTATTACCTGCCCAATATTTAACTGCAAACGCATTAGGATTATTCTTTAAAAATTGCATTACATCGTTTTGAAATGCTGCTTCATTCTTGTATTTCTTTGTCACATCTTGTATCCTCCTTAAATAGTTCATCGTTGTAATCTTTACCGTCTACTAAAGTTTGATAATTCTTCCATTCGTACGTGCCTAGCGTTAGCATATAATAATAAAAACACGGTCTCTTTTGTCCAATCCTATGTGTCCTTTTTCGACTTTGTTCAAAGAAAGAAACTCTGTTTGGTAATCCGAAAAAGATTATTTTGTTGGCTTTTTGTAAATTATGTCCAAAACTACCACTTTGATATTGGACTAACGTTATGCTGTTCTTTTTATTCTCATAGGCGTTTTTATCAACTAAATCACCATTAATATAAGATATTGGTTTGTTTAACTCTTTAGCTAAGTTACCAATAGCTTCTTTTTCTAAATTATATTGATAGAAAATAATCAACCTATCTTCAGTGCTTTCTAATAAATCTTTCAACATTGATAACTTATTTTGGTTAAATGCAGTACATAACAATCTAGCGTTCATAATTCCTACTGACGCTGTTTCTGCGATAAGCGTTCTATCTTCTAATTCAACAATGCCTTCACGAATAAATTCATCATATGCTTTAGTCTTTTTTGGTTTTAAGAAAATATTAGTTTGTTTTGGTAAATCAAAAACCTCTTCTGTTTTCATAAAAACACAACCGTAATTTCTTAATT